ACCTGCCTGAACCGCATGGGCGGCAAGTTCTTCCGGTTGACTGCCGACGAGATGAACTGGCAGCCAGGCCACAAGATGAAGGGCGAAATTAAGGTCATGTCAGCCGGTGGTAAGAAGAAGGATGGACTCTACGGCTACATCATTCACGCTGACGAGCATGGCTCAGCCGATTACATCAACGGCAAGAGCGACATGCAGCAACTCGTGGAAGTGTGCTGGGGCTCTACTGGTCCGCGCCGTGAAAAACTGCTCATGCACACCACCACCGCAGGACTGGTGAAGGAAGGCCCCTACAAGGACATCCTTCAGAACCACGTACAGCCGATGCTGCTCCAGGAACTCGACTACCCACTGGGCGAGCCACACCGCACACCCAACGACAGCCGCTTCTCGTTCCTGCTTCAACTCGACCCGTGGGAGGTGACCGAAGACCTCGACAAGTTGGACGACCCCGAACTGTTCCGCAAGGTGAACCGCTCCATCGGCATCACGGTGCAACCCACCTACTACCGCGAGCGACTCCACGAAGCCCGTGCCAGTGAGGACACCCGCAAGGAGGTGCTCACTAAGGACTTCAACATCTGGCAGGGTGCCACCATTCAGGAGTGGGTCAAGGCGGAGCAAGTCAGACCGCTACAGACTGACCGACGCATCGACCAATGCACGAAGAAAGACGGATGGGTGGTGTTTGTTGGCTTGGACTTCAGTCAGGGCGACGACCTCCACACGGCCAGTTATTTGGCAGCACGGAAGCACCCCAGCGGGCGAGGCACCGAGTTTTTCGCTGACTGCGACGCATGGATCAAGGAAGACACGCTGGAGCAGTCGAGCATCCGCGCACTTTACGAGCAATGGATAAAAGACGGGTGGCTTCACGTATCGCCGGGCAAGGTGTTCCAGCCATCGCTCTTCATCAACCGGCTCGACGAGCTGTTCAAGCAGGGCGTACAGTTTGCCGCATGGGGATATGACAAGTACCAGTCGAAAGACCCCGTGAACGCGCTGAAAGCCTATCTCCAGAGCGTGATGATGGTGCCGAACCCTGAGCCATACGTGCAAGTGGTCTCGCAACTTAACAGCGAGTTCAACGCTCCCACCGACGACCTCTATGCCGCGATGTTTGCTCCCGTGCCGTTCATCGGCTTCAGCAACAGTCCCCTGTGGCCGTTCTGCTTCGGCAACTGCGCACTGGAGATTGACGGGCGCGACAATAAACGACCCGTGAAGCGCACCCCCGGCAGCGACTCATGCAAGGTGGACCCCGTGCAAGCCATCATCATGGCGATGGACTTATACACCCGATTTGAAGGAACAAGACAATAATGGGAAAATCCCATAAGATTTCCCATTCTTTCCAATGTTTGAAGAAATTGAAAGAAATAGAAACGAATTATGACCAGACAAGAAGCAATCGAGCGGTGGAAGTTCATTGCAAACCGCGTGTTCTGGGCTGAGGAAGCCATCAGCGAGGAGTGGGACGAGCGACTACATGCCGCACCGTCCATGACCCACGAAGAGCAACAGCAGTTTGCCGACGAGTACATGACCGCCATCGCCACCGAGATAGTCAGCAAGACCTCCGACGAGGAACTGGCTGCGATGGAATGAAACGAACACGAATTACACTAATTTTACGAATTATGGCAAAGATTAAAGACAACCCCGTCGAGACTATGCGGCTCGACATTGAGTTTGCCGACAACGGCATCATCCTGCGCAACCCCGACATCGAGGACGAGGTGACGCTGGCACTTAGGACTGAAACACTATCTACATCGTTACAGAGGTTTTGCGACTTCGACCATTCTGAAGAGTACCGAGCCATCGGCAAGAAGATTTACGACTGGCTGACGGAGGTGGCGGTGGCTGAGCACTCAGGACACTGGGTGAGCACGGGTGCCAACCTCCACATCAAGGCTGAACTGACAGGGAGGGCATCATGAGCAAGCGTAGAATCTATTTGTCGGGCGGAATGTCCGGGGTGGAGAGGGCTGACTATGTGCGGCGGTTCGGGGAGGCGGAGAGGATTTTGCGGCGGCATGGATATGGAGTGATTAACCCGTGCAATGTTTGGGCGTGTCGGTTCCCTTGGATTTACAGGGCGATGGAGCGGGTGCTGGGCAAGCGGCTGGTGTATGCTGCTGTGCTCTGCTACGACCTTCTGCTGCTGATGACCCGTGCGGACGGCATCGCGATGCTCCCCGGCTGGCAAGCGTCACGCGGCGCACAGATTGAGAATTACGTCGCCTTCCACTTCCCAATGATGGGTATCGCCAAGGCGGCAGCGGAGGAAATAGAGAGAATCAAGTAACGAACATGAATTGAACGAATGATACGAGTAGTAACACTATTTTCCGGCTACGATAGCCAATGCTTAGCCTTGCGACGTTTGGGCATAGACTTCGACCTCGTGGCATGGTGCGAGATTGACGACGATGCACGAAAGGCGCACGACGTTCTGTTCCCTGAATACGCGACCCGCAACATCGGCGACATCAGCAAGATTAACTGGGAGACGTTCATGGATATGCGGAAAGGGCCTGCCATTGACTACTTCTCGAAACAGTACGTCATGTTTGCCGATGAACCGACAGACACCGGCGAGGAGAAAGTGGACCTGCTGACGTATTCGTCACCATGCCAAGACTTCTCGATTGCTGGACTACAAGCCGGAGCCACCGAGGGCAGCGGCACACGCAGCAGCCTGTTATGGGAAAGCGAGCGAGCCATTGCCGCACTACGTCCGAAGTACCTGCTGTTTGAGAACGTAGGCGCGGTGGTGAGCAAGAAGTTCAAACCGCTGTTCGATAGCTGGTGCAAGCGACTGGAGGGGTACGGCTACAAGAATTATTGGAAGATACTGAACGCCCGACACTACGGTGTACCTCAGAACCGCATCCGGCTCTACATGGTGAGCATCTTTGGAGAGCACAAGCCCTTCAAGTTTCCCGAACCAATACCGCTGACGGTCAAGTTCACCGACATACTGGAGAAGAACGTGCACGAACGCTACTACCTGAGTGAAGCTGCTATCCGTTCCATCTTCAACACGCCGGAGGGCACGAACTTCAAGCCGACCATCAACGGCGGCGAGGAAAACTATGCAAGGGCACTGACCTGCGGAGATCACTCATGGCGGCGCACAGACAACTACATCGACCTCGACGGGCGACTGCGACGACTGACAGAGCGCGAGGCATTCCGGCTGATGGACGTTGACGACCCAGACATCGACAAGCTGATAGCGTCTGGCATATCAAAGACACAACTGGCAAAGATGGCGGGCAACAGCATCGTCGTAAACGTATTGTACCACATATTCAAAAATCTGCTATTATGAAGCAATTCAATGACAAATGCCCATTCTGTGGCGGTCAGCTATCGCACGATGGAGAGGAAAGCGTCGGCACATGGCGCGAAGGTTACGAGGGCGACGATGAAGCACTCATCCACTACATGAAATGCCGTGAGTGTGGGCGTGACTTTGAAGTATTCGACCCTGTGAAGTCAGAACGTGAAACCGATTACAAAGATTATTGGCAATGATACCCAAGGAAATGAAATGCCCCATATGTGGCGGCAAGTTATATGGCCAAGGTCAGAACCCAGCCATGAAAGAGAAATGGAACTACGGTTCGGACAATCGCGCGGTTATGCACTGGTTCTCATGTGGCAAGTGTGGCCGTGACTTCGACGTTTGCGACCCTCTCGAAGAAGACCGTAACGACGCATACAAAGAATATTGGGATGAGCATCAAGACGAACTACTGCCGGAAGATTATCAATGGCGGTAGCAAATTCTTCACTTTTCACTATTCACTATTCACTTAAATAAAGTAACCATTTATTTTTTTCAACAATTAAAAAACAAAAGCAAGATGAAGAACAAGACTGTGATTTTGATTCTTTCGGTTCTGGCCGTGGCTCTTTACACGGTCGCAGTGATTAACTTTTGTCTGGGCGACGTGCTGGACGGCATCGGCTACGTGCTGATGGCGAGCTCCGACGCGCTGATGGCCTACGCGCTCTATCGTGTCGGGCAGTTGGGACGCTTGGCGGACATGACGGGCAAGGCGGTCATCGGAATGCTGGAGCAGCTGACCAAGGGCGTGCCGGCG